CTGGATCTGGAATTTCTGTCGGCGCGACTTGGCCTCGATGCCGCCGTCGGTGCCGACCAATCCGTCGGGCGAGCAGCCGAGCGTGAAGCCCCATTTGTCGTTGGTGACGAAACCGACCTCCTCGACCGGCGCATAATGCTTGGAGTATAGGTCGCGCGCGATCAACTCGTCGTCCATGCCGCGGAGCATGTCGTCGCCGATATAGCTGGGCTCGACATATTCGCTGATGCGCTGCGCCGCGATTTCCCAGACGTGGGCGCGGAGTTTGTCGTTGTTCGCGACCTTGAGCGTGGGTGTCAGGATCAGCTTGAACTCGGATGCCGTCAGCAAGCCCAGACGGGCCTGATGCCACTCGTCGGAGCCTTGGATCAGGTCCCGGTGATAAACGATCGTCACCGCACGAACTCCGGCAAAGGCATGCCCGCGGCGACCCAGAACGGGTGCGCGACGGCGAGCACGAAAGCGATGGTGCCGATCGTCCAGAAGGCGCGGATCAGACGGCGTTCGCGGGGCGTGTTTTCTTCCGCCTGGATATCCTCGGCGGGCGCGATGATGGGTTCGTGGATCATGATACGTCTCCAGTCAGTCGGTCGTCGATCATGCGGTCGCGCGCGTCATCCGGGTCGGGGCCGTGATCTTCATAGCGCTCGCTGTGGAGTTCGATCTGTTCCGCGATTTCCTCGATCTGTTCGTCGGAAAGCCGGTCAATGATGTCGATCTTGTCGATCGTCTCGGCGCCGATGATGTCGATTTCGCCACCCTCTGCGGGCTGCCAATAAGTTGCCGGGATGAACGGCGAGAAGGTGAAGCGCGCGAGGACTTCGATGTCCTTGCCTTCGTGCTCGATCTCGAACCAGTCGGAATAGATACGGGTCATGCCGCCTCTCCCGTCAGTGACGCGAGTTCAGCCTTGATCGCCTCAATGCGCTTGGCTTTCGCGGCCTTATTGCCAGCGGCGATCGCTGCCCGGTCTTCGCGGTAGGTACGAATGTTCTTCAGGAGGCCAGCCACCGCGGCTTCGGGTGTGTCTCCGTATTCGTTGTTGCACCCGAACTCACCCACGTTCCTGCCGTGAGCCGTGGCGCGCCAATATCCGCGCTGTGTCCATGCAATTTCGACAGTCTCGAAACCATGTTCCTCACAGATTTTCTTAGGGCAGATCATTTCGATTCCTCCACACAGGCACAGAAAAGAGCGATGTGCCCGCAGACACACGGAGCAAGCCGGGCGTCTGATTTCGCGATCTCATTGCTCAGGAAATGGGCGAGGGCATCGATGGCCTTGCCTTGGTCGGCCGAGGCGTCGCGGAGACGCTGGGCCGCGTTCTGGATGGCAACCGCGCTCACAGCCCAATCGCCTTCAAAGCGTCGGCAGTCTTGCGAGCATTGTCGGCAACGCGGCGAAACTCATCAGCGTCGGGATGGCCGGGACGATTGGCGAGCAGATCGTTGCGGATGGCTTCGAACCGGGCCGTCTCGTAACGATCGCGACGCTCGGCCAGCGACATCGCCATGAAGTTCGCCATTGCGACATCGGGCAGCGCGGCGAGGATTGCGGCGCGGTTCCGTTCGAATGCCTTGATCAGGTCTGGATCGTGAAGGGCCACTTGGGTTTCTCCGTCTGCCCGGGGTGGGCTGATGGAGAGGGTGTACGCATACGTACGTACGCCGTCAATAGAAAAACGTACGTATGTGATTTATTTTGCGTACGCCGCTTGATTCACCCACGAAAAACCCCGCCACACGAGGGCCGCGTGGCGGGGTTCCGGCTCCTGGGTCAGAAGCGGGATCGGGATAATTGATCGAGGTGAAGAAATTGAAAACCCCGCCCTGCCCAGCGCACGGCGGGGTAGATGTCGAAAACGCGAAAGGCCCCGCCACTACAGCGGGGCCCTTCCGACCACTCGACGACCTCACGAGCTTGGTATCGCCGGTGTGAGGCCCGCTGCCCTCCTCCGTGTTACCGGGCAGGACAGTCTCCAAGCCCGATGCCGAAGCAGAGCGGGAACATGTTCCATATAGAGTTCTATAGGTGAACGGTCAATGAAGATAGGCCAAGCCCGCATAAAACTGCGGCTTTCACGGCTTTAATCTGATCAGCGTCGAGCTGCCCTGAGAGGTAGACTCGCGCGCCGCCATTTGCCTTTCTGCCAGCCTTAAAGCGGTCTAGGCGTTGGCGAGAAACCGTTGCGACCATATCGCATTTCGCCCACATCTCCAATCCGTCGAACGGTGCGGGCAATGCCTTCGTTAAAGTGAGCGGGCAGTGATGAGTCTCAGCGGGCGTCGGGTCTGTCGTGCTCAATGGAACGACTGCAACTAGATCGTTGCGGCGCCGCAAGCGGGGCGAAATAACCACGACCGGTCGGCGCTTCGTCATCTCTGGGATAATGAAGCCGGTTGTGTAATCGCAAAGGAGGATTTCCCCGATCTGGGGGTAATAGGTCAGTGCCATTACGTTCAACTAATCGCACCAACCCGATTCCGCAACTGTAACCCCACCTCCCCGGGTCGCAAAGAGAGGTGGGGCTAGGGCTGACGGCCTTCGGGGACTACCCGACGGTTAAAGGGCGTCTTTTCGATCTTTTCGCCGGCAACACTAGGGGATCTACCAGATGGCCAGATTACTGTTCGGCGATAGATTTTCTCCGAAGCGCCGGTGGTTTTGAATGGCTCGAACTTAGCCCGCTCAATGAGGACGCGGCACGTTTGCCGATCGAGGCTTTCAAAGCCGGTGCCCTGTATCACCCGGCAATTCACAGCGCTGCCGTCCGGTGCGATAACCATTTCGACGGCAACTTCTCCGGATTCTCCCTTTCGCCCTGACGCGTAGGGATAATCTCGCTCGCCGATCCATTCGGTCTCTGAGCCGATCGGCATCAATGCCGCGCCATCCCCTATCCGCGGCCACTGTGCCAATACCGCGCCCGTGTCGCGCCGCTTAATCGCAATGCTCTCAACATCAGCAGGGAAAGCGCATACCGTGCGGACAGCCTCTACTGGGCGGTCGAGAGTGGCGGTATCTAAGAGGGTTTTGCATTCTGGACGATCAAATGTCTTTTGGTTAGGCCTCAGGGCAAGTTCAACATAGGCTTGGCTGGTTAATGTGCGAGCCTCAGACCCTCCAACCGTAAGTTCGATCCAATAGTTGTTCCCATACCGTTCGTCAGAATAGGCCGATCGATATGCGCTCACCTCTCCAAGCGGAAGTCGTCCAGTCTCAACGCCGACCGTGCGGACAAACGCCTTAGAAACCCTTGTGCTTACGCCAAAGGAGTTGCGACCCAGATAACTGCCGTTCGGCGTGATCCACGACCCGATGACGAAGCCATTTGATCGCCCATACAGCGTATCGGATGACGGAGAGAAATTTAGGCGGAGCTTGCCATTTTCATAAACATAGAATGCATCGGTATCGGGCCGAAAGGCAGTAGTGTTGCCGTCTCCGAATGGTATCTGGACCGGGATCGAAATTGGCGGCTTGCCGAAGTCCACCTCAGCAAATTCATCTGCGTCGACTGCCTCGCCAGCTCGCGTAACTGTATCGAAATAGCGCTGCCATTCCACCCGTGGAGACGGTGACGATGATGCAGCAGCGTAAAATGCAAACGCCAACGCAGAAATCATATACAGCCCCTCAGTCCAGCAAATCGTCCAACGTCAGCACGCGGTCAGTCTGCAAAACGTCTTCCATCGGTACGCGGAAGGTCAGGTTGCCCTCAAACTGGTAGAGCTCGAGAAAATGAGCCGTCCGCTTCACCAAGCGCTTTACCATGACCATGCGAGCTCGCACACCGTCGTCACCATAGTCACCGTCACCGTTGGATCGCAGATACACGACCACGGAATCTCCCGACCGCGGCGGCCGTTTACGCTCAGCCAGGACAATGCTGCCGTCAGCGTGCAGCGGGTCCATCGAACTGCCCTGCATATAGAGGCCGTAGACATCCGATCGCCCGTTCAAGATGGTCGGGCGCTTTTTATACTCTAGAACTTCGCCGGTGTTGAGCGAGGCCTGCTCGATCGCCTGGCCTTCGACTATTCTCTCGGCGCCTAGTGCGGTCCCATAGACAGGCAGATCCTGCGCCATGCGCTCCATTGATGAGCCCTCAAGCGCAAAAGGCTTTGCGTTGGGTTCGAAACCGGCGGTGGCGAGTTCCATGATTGTGCTCTCAGGTACGCCGCGATCGACAAATGCGCCGGCCAGCTTCTTCGCGATGCGCGGCTGAAGCGGTCCGTCAAAGTGCTCTTCGAAGAATCGCTGCACGCTCGATCGACCTTTGTAGCCACCAGCTCGCGCAATCGCGTCGAGTGGAATGTCATATTGAGTCCGCAAAGCTGACAGTTTTTCACCGATCGTAGGCATGTCGACGTAATCGCAGGGTGTACGTACGTTTTCTACGTTGACGTGCGTACGCAAGATGCGTACATCGAAACCATGACCGATGCAGACCTCATCGCAATGCGCGGCGGTATCCGCCCTGTGGCTCGCAAGCTGGGCCATCGCAATCACACCACTGTTCAGGGATGGGCTGATCGTTCCCGCATTCCGGATCAGCATCGACCCGCCGTCATGGCGTTGCCTGTAACCGCACAGGCCAGCGCCGCCGCATGACCCAACCCACGAACCCCCAGGCCGGTCAGTTCACCCTCGCTGACCGGCCAAATAATCAGCCCGCCGCTTCTGCAAAATTCAGCGGGCAGGGGATCGCCGACATCTTCGTCCCGGCGATCCCCAATCATTCCGTGCGCAACCATGCGCGCTTCATCGGACGTCCGTTCGCGGCGCCGTTCAATGTTCAGCCTTTCCATGATTTCGGAGTAGCCGATGACTAAACCGCTGATCCACGGTTCGCGGGGCGTCGTTCCCGCTTCGAAGCTGGTCGAAGTGATCGGCGCAACCATCGACAATATCAGGAAAGAGGACAAGCTGACGTGGGCCGACGTCGGCGCTGCCATTGGACGCAGCGACGATCAGGCCGCGAAATACGCAGAAGGTACGGCGACAATGGACGCGCCGACGTTCCTCCGCGCCTGCAATAGCTGGAACGGTCGCTTCGCTAATCCGGTGTTCGCGTTGTTCAATCTCCACATCGAAGAGCAGTCGGCCCGCAACGTCGGCGATGTGCCGCACCTTCTGCTCGGCATGACGCATCTGTCGGCGTCGCTGCAGCAGGCGATGCTCGACCAGCAGTTAGACGATGATGAGGTCATCGCCATGCAACCGTACATCGAGGTGGTCGGCGGGCTCGTCGATTATCTTCGCAAGCGGTTGGCGGATGCGCTGGCGCGTCGTGCTGCGGCGAAACACGCATGACCTGCCGTGATTGCCAAGGCCCGCTCGGCGAGCACAACATGTCTGGCCGCTGCCATCGCTGCGTCTCGCGCCCGTGGACCGATGCCGAAACCGATCGCCTCGCCGACCTGATCGCCGACGGCAAATCGTTCCAGCGCACGGCCGACATCATCGGACGGACGAAGAATAGTTGCATCTCGCGGTTTCGGCTGGCGACTGCCAAGCCGCTTGGGTGGCAGGCGGCATGATCCCCGACCGCATCAAACCCCGCGAGCGCGACGAAATAGTCGCCTATCTCGCAGCGCGGCCGCGGACATCTTACGCGCGCGTCGGTGCGGCGTTCTCGCGCTCCAAGACAACGATCGCCGGCATTGCGCGTGCGAATGGACTGGCGAGGTCGGGACGATGATCCACCTCCGCCCCTACCAGCAAACCCTTCTCGACGGCGCGCGCGATGGTTTCCGGGACCGCATCCGCGCGATCCTGCTCCAGCTCGCGACCGGCGGCGGCAAAACCGTCTCCGGCTCTTACATGATCCACGGCGCCGCCCAGAAAGGCAAAGTCTGTTGGTGGCTGACGCATCGCCGCGAACTGATCGGCCAGACCTCGCGCACCTTTTCCTCGATGGGTATCGTCCACGGCATTATCCAGGGCGGCCACTCGACCGACCCGCATAAGCTGGTGCAGATCGGCTCGATCCAGACGGTCGCGCGCCGCCTCGATAAGTTGACACCACCCGACCTGATCATCTTCGACGAATGCCATCACCTCGGCGCTGGTCAGTGGCAGGAAATTTTCGACGCATTCCCCAATGCGAAGATCATCGGCCTTACCGCGACGCCGTGGCGCCTCGATGGCGTCGGCCTGGGGCGCTGGTTCGGGCGCATGATCAACGGGCCGACGGTGAAGCAGTTGATTGAGGCCGGCGCGCTCTCGAAATATCGCCTGTTCGCCCCGCACGTTCCCGACCTGTCATCGGTCGGCACACAGGCTGGCGACCTGAAGCGGGACGAATTGGCCGAGGTGATGGATAAGCCGTCGATCGTCGGCGACGCGGTGAAACATTATCAGAAACTGTGCCCCGGTAAGCGCGCTGTCGCATTCGCGGTTAATATCGAACATTCGCGCCACATCGTTCAGCAGTTTCAGTTCGCCGGTATCGCCGCCGAGCATGTCGACGGCACGATGGACACGACGACGCGTGACGCCGCGATCCAGCGTTTCATAACTGGCGAAACGCTCGTCCTCTCGAATTGTGAACTGTTCGGCGAAGGTTTCGACGTGCCCGCGATCGAGGCCGTCATTCTTCTTCGCCCGACGAAATCCCTATCACTCTATTTGCAACAGGTCGGCCGTGCCCTCCGCCCCGCACCCGGCAAAGATTATGCGATCATTCTCGACCATGCAGGAAACTCTCTCCCGCGCGAATTGAACGGACAGGGCCACGGATTTCCCGACGACGATCGCACTTGGTCGCTAGACGATCGCGAAAAGCGCAAGGCCGGCGAGAAGTCCGAAGTTGCGATCCGCACCTGCCCTGAGTGCTTTGCCGTGTTCCGCCCGGTCCCGGAATGCCCGAATTGCGGCCATGTTTATGTCGCGCAGGTCCGCGAGATCGAACAGGTCGAGGGCGACCTGAAAGAGATCGACGTCGAGGCTTTGCGCCGGGCAGAGATGCAGAACCGCAAGCGCGAGCAGGGGCAGGCGGAATCGCTCGACGACCTGATCCGCATCGGCCGTCAGCGTGGACAGCGCAATCCCGAGGCTTGGGCGCGTCACGTTCTTCAGGGTCGCATCGAGGCTCAGCAATTCGCAGACTCCATCGGTCTGACCCCGATGCAGGTCAAAGCCTATCGCAAAGAGGGAATGCCCGCGGCGTCGAAAGGCGCCGTTGCGGCGCTGATGTGGATCCGCGCCGAGAAGCCGTCTGTGTTTCAGTGGATCGAGCGCGAGCATCCTGAGGTTCTGACCCAATCAGTCATCGCCGAGATCGGCATGGAGATGGCCGCATGAGCTGGTCACCTCAACAGGAACGCGCGATCGCCGACGTTACGGCATGGCTGGCCGACCCGCACGGCAAGCAGGTCTTTCGTCTATTCGGCTACGCTGGCACCGGAAAAACCACGCTTGCAAAGGAACTCGCGCAGTCGGTCAAAGGCTCGGTCCTCTACGCCACCTTCACCGGCAAGGCGGCCCTCGTCCTCCGCAAGAAGGGCTGCGACGACGCCAGCACGATCCATTCGCTGATCTACAAGGTCGAGGTCAATGAGCGCACCGGAGAGGCGACCTTCACGCTGAACGACGAGAGCGATCTTTGCGACGCTGCGCTGCTGATCGTCGACGAAGTTTCGATGGTCGGCGGCGAACTGGCGAAGGACCTTCTCAGCTTCGGAAAGCGCATTCTCGTGCTTGGCGATCCGGCGCAGCTTCCGCCCGTCCGCGACGAGGGTTTCTTCATCAACTCGGCGCCGGATGTGATGTTGACCGAAGTTCACCGCCAGGCGGCCGAAAACCCGATCATTCGGATGAGCATGGATATCCGCGAAGGCAATCGTCTTGCCGCCGGCGCCTATGGTGATAGCCTCGTCACCGCACGCGCCGATATCGGCCACGACAAGCTCCGCGAACTCGGGCTCTCATCCGACCAGCTCCTGTGTGGCATGAACCGGACGCGCGTCGCCTATAACCGCCGCATCCGCGCGCTGAAGGAATTGGCAGGCGATGCCGAGGATTTCCACCCAACCGTCGGCGACAAGCTGATCTGCCTCAAGAACAAGCGCGCCAAGAGCATCTTCAACGGCGGCATGTGGATGGCGGACAGTGTTGCCGACAAATTCGGCTGCCTGTCGATCGAAGTGACATCGCTTGATGAGGATCGTGACCCGCTCACGGTCGAGGTAGCCGAGGAATTCTTTGTCGGCGCCGAACACAAAATTGAATGGCGCGAGCGTCAGAAGTACGACGAATTCACCTTCGGCTGGGCGATTACTTGCCACAAATCTCAGGGCAGCCAGTGGGATCACGTCATCGTGTTCGACGAGAGCGGCGCCTTTCGTGATGCCCGGTCGAACTGGCTTTACACCGCAGTCACGCGCGCCGCCGAGAAAGTGACGGTGATCCAATGAGCGCCCCCCACGACGATCTAGTCCGCAAAATCCGCATCTTCATCTCGGAGATCGGCGGTCTGTCATGCCACATCGAAACTCCCGGCCTCCTGTTCGACAAGGCCGGTCGCCCTGTTAAGATCGGCAAGAAGGGTCGCCTCGACATCGCCGCGACCATCAAGGGTCGCTCGGTCTGGATTGACGCGAAGATTGGCAAGGATCGTCTAAAGCCCGACCAGCAGAAATTCGCCCAGGCTGTTCAAAAGGCCGGGGGCTTGGCCTTCGCCGCTTATTCTGTCGACGACGTGCGCGACACGCTGCGCCTTGAGGGCTTGGCATGACCCGGCGCCGCGACATCATCATTGCTGGACCGTATGCGGCCGAGATCGCGATCAAGCAGGCATTCGCGCCCGTCGACGAAGCGCTCAGTCAGTCCATGAACTCGATGGACGACGTCCGGCATATGTCGAAGGTCTGCGCCGAAATCCATGCAGCCCTCGACGCCTATGAGGGTGACACGCCCGACAAGGGATGGCGCGCGGCCCGTCGTATCGAAAAGATGAAATGGGAATCGGCACACATGTGGAAGTGCCGGATGCTCGACCTCAATCCCGCCACGACGCCAACGCTAGCACTCGGCGGCATGACTGCGATGAATGTCGACGGGTGGAAACTCGCTATCGCGCTGCCAGCACCGAGCCCGATGACGATCGAGCACACGCCTATCACCGAAATCGTGCTGATCGACGCTGACGGGAACGCCAAATTGTTCACGACCAAGGCACCGACGCTGATCGAACCGATTTCGACTCAGCGCTTCACCGTCCACGCCGACGCGAAGGCTTGGGGTCGCGACTTTGCCGGTAAACGCCTCGAGCATGTCCGCACGGCCCAACAGGCGCGTCGTCAGGCCAATATCCCGCCCGTCTGGCATGGCCGCCCCCCTTCGGCCCTCGCGATCGGTAAACTCGAAAAGATAGATTGGCCGTTCGCCGAGATCATCACCGCCGGCGAAGGCATCGACGTCAAATCCCTCAATCGCGTCCTGCGCAAGCCCAATACCCGCGTGCACGCCCCAATGAACTTCAGGAGCGCGGCATGATGGCTATCGTCCACGAACTCAATCCCTGGCGGTCGAACCTCCAGATGGGCGACAAGGGGCCGAAGCGGAACCTGACGAACACGATCGCGCATCTCCGCGGCATTCCCGAACTCGGCAAGAACCTGCGTTTCAACGAGATGACGCAGTGCATAGAATGGCGCGGTGAGCCGATCGAGGACTGCGATGTCGTCGACATCCGGCTCTTGCTCGAGCGCGAGAATTATCAGCCACAGGACCGGGACGTTCGCCCGGCCATCGATCGCGTGTGCCGCGAGAATTCATATAACCCGGTCGTCGATTATCTGACCCAGCTCAAATGGGATGGCACTGCGCGCCTCTATCGCTGGATGCAGCTTCTGCTCGGCGCCCCCGACACCGAATTCACCAAACTGATCGGTCCGAAGGTTCTGATCAGCGCCGTAGCCCGCGCGATGGAGCCGGGATGCAAGGTCGATACCGTCCTTGTTCTTGAAGGTCCGCAGGGGCTGAAGAAATCGAGCGCCATCGCGACCCTCTTCGGCGAGGATCACACAGCCGAATCGGTCAGCTTGTTCGATCAGCATAGCAAGATGGTCATGCAGATGATGGGCGCCTGGTGCGTCGAGCTGGCGGAATTCGTT